ATGAGACAATTTCACAAGGAACTAAAGAAAATACAAAAAGACTTACAATATCCTGAACAGCTGGAACTCTTTGACGCTTACAAAGTCAATCCCACCCAAGAAATAAAAGACCAAATCTTCAACGCTAATATAAAGCTGGTCTTTTCAATCGTAAGCAAATATAGGGATTTTAAAGGTGTTGATGTTGAAGAGGCGCAACACTTTGGTTTTATCGGGTTGGTGTGCGCAATCAATCATTTTGACCCCGCAAAAAACATTAAGTTTTCCACCTATGCAACTAGGGTAATCACAAACGAGATAAACAACGGATTGAATTTGTTTACGGGTGTTATCCCGATACCCAAACACTTATACAAAAAAGTTAAGTCGGAGTTGATACAGGAAATTACAACCTCTGATTTAGAAAGTCTACAACTAGAAAACGAAACGCTAGAAAACGACATCGATAGCAAAATCGATAAGCAAATCTTTTGGCAAATGATAAACCAATATTGTACCGTTGACGAAATCGACATCTTAATCAAAATGTATTGTTCGGAACATGAGACAAAACTTGTCAACGTAGCTAGGTCAATCGGTCACACCAAGCAGTACACCTACAACAAACTGCAAAAAATAATCAAAAGGCTGAAAGAAAATGAAGTCTTTAAAAATAATCTACGAAATACCTAACGCCTAGGGTATTGCATTCCTATAATAAAAATATGAGTAAATACATAAAATATACAGAAGAACAAAAGCAAGAAGCAGTTACACGCATATGTGAAGAGATAAGCCTTGGTAACCCTTTAACGGAAACCCTAAATAAATACGGTGCGTTGAGCGTGCCGACGTTTCACTATTGGCTAAAGAAAAATCCTGAGTTCAAAGAAATGTACACACTTGCACAGAAGCATAGAGAACAATTTTTCTTTGATGAAATCATAAGAATTGCTTACAGCGAAGAGCCGACAACGGTTAAGAAATATCGTAACAGTGAGTTATACGAAACACTAGTAAGGGACAATGTAGAAAGCAGACGTTTAAAAATTAATTCCCTTAAGTGGTGCTTGGGTAAAATGAACCCTAACAAATACGGAGAAAAAGTAATAGTTGATAATGAGACGCAAACAGCAATAACGAGCATCAAATTTATCGACTTGAACGATGCAGCTACAGATTAAACCCCTTAAACATCAAAAAACTTTCCTGTTATCGACTGCACCACATACCGCCCTTATAGGTGGGTACGGTGCTGGTAAGTCACACGCTGGTGTAATGAAGACTATCATTAAAAAAATCCAATATAATGGGTTGAATGTAGCCTATTATCTACCAACATACGCCCTAATCAAAGACATTGCACTACCAAAGTTCAGCGAATTACTTACAGAATACGACATTCCGTTTAAAATCAACAAGCATGATAACACAATAACGACACCTTACGGTAAAATACTATTACGTAACATGTCAGACCCTAACAAAATCGTTGGTTATGAGGTCGCTTATTCAATGATTGATGAGGCTGACACGCTACCAAAGGGCAAAATGGCTGACATTTTCGTTAGAATCCTCGGACGTAACAGGCTAAAATTACCAAACGGTGAGCATAATTGCGTTGATACGGTCTCAACACCTGAGGGTTTCGGCTGGTTATACGAGTTTTTTGTTAAGCAACCCAGCACGAACAAGCTAATTATTAGGGCTAGAACCTACGACAACCCGCATTTACCTACGACATATATCGATAATCTTAGGGAATCGTACAGCGAACCACAATTTAACGCTTATATCAATGGTGAGTTTGTGAACCTGAATAGCTCTAGTGTTTACAATGCATACAATCGTAAGGTAAACGGTTCAACGGAAACGATAAGACACGAAGATATTTTATATATCGGATTGGATTTTAACATTACCAATATGAATGCGGTAATACACGTAATGCGTGACAAGGTTTTACATGCAGTCGATGAAATTTACAAAGCTTTCAACACGCAGGATATTTGCGACATTTTAAAAGCTAGGTTTCCACATCATAAAATTTACATCATTCCCGATGCGTCAGGAAACGCAAGGACAACCAGCGGAGCGAGTGATTTTACAATCTTGTTGAACAACGGTTTTAAAATCGATGCGCCAAGAAAAAACCCAAATGTGAACGAACGTGTAAACGCTATCAATTTAGCATTTCAAAACGGTACATACTATGTCAATGATACGGCTTGCCCTAACTATGCCGAGGCTTTAGAAAATCAAATCTACAAAAACGGTGTTCCTGATAAAACAGGCGGTTATGACCACATCACAGAGGCGGCAGGTTATGCAGCATTCAAAAAGCTATACGGTAAAAAATTGCAAGTACTATAAGAGTTTACTTTTTAGCATGTAACATGATATTTAAAATAAAAATTATACAAATGAAAAAACCGACAGGCTGCGCAAGTTGCAAAGGAACACCAGCGAGTGACAAAGACCACTTACAAAAGATGCTCTTAAATTATTTTCCAATTCTCGAAAATGAGTTTAGAGAACTGGCAGAAAACGAGCTAGAAAATGAAGCCGTATTTAATGAATTATTCAACGGTGAAAAAATTGATTTTGGAAAACTAAAGGCGGTTTATCACTATCAACAATTAAGCAAGATTAAAAACTAAAAAATGAAATTATCACAAGTAACCGAAAGGATATACAGAACTAAAAACGACATTCCTTTCTTGAAGCTTAAGCAATTCGGTGAGGAAATCAAAGGACAAGAAACCGACATCGAATTAATCGAAAAGAAAGTCAAAGAACATTTCAATACTAGTGACTTGTTAGGCTTTCATAAAGCACTAGAGACCAACCCAAAGAAAATAAAATTTACTTATAAGGTTGATTTGGATTTAAAGAAAGCAGCGAAGTACATCGACGCTGATACGTTCCAATTGGAAAACGATTTGGATGCTTTGCTAAGGTTGTTCGTAAGTCCTAAATATTTTTCTCAAAAGATTGACGTGCATAAAATGAAATATGCCGAATGTGAATACATTATAAATTCTTTCTTGCCAGCTTATTAGACTATAAAAACCGCCACCCGTATATCTACCACCCACCCGTAATATACCAAGGTGAAACCGAGCAGACACAAGGAACACTAGAAAGACAGGCGTTTAATAAGCATTACGGGGCGTACTTAGAAATTTTATACATGCTAACAAAGGGTGACATGACAAAGATTGACGATGTACTCGAATGGGACACCGACAGATTTTTATTTCAAGGCGAGTACTTACTAAGAAAGCGACTTGTTGAAAATCTAAAATAAAAAGAATACTAACAATTAAAACTTAATGAATGAAATATATACGCTAAATAATTGGTTGATTACAGAGTTTCAAAAGAACATCTTGGTTAACACAATTTCAACGTTACCAACTCTTCAATTAGATGTTAATACACAAAACATTTACCCACTTGTAAACTTAGATTTACAAGATACCGACATTACCGAAAGTACTATCTCAATCAACTACAGGATTACGATAGTACAACAACGTGACGTTAAGCCACAGTTGACAGATAACAAACTTCTTGTTGATACCAACTACATCGACAACGTTAGCGAAACGCATTCAATCGCACATAAGCTATTGAATAAGCTATTAAGAGACTACAACGATAACAATATCGAGCTTACTTCACAATCAACGCTTAGACAGCTTAAAAATTGGTCACGCAATTCACTTGACGGTGTGCAGTTCGATATTGAATTAACGATACCCAACCAAGGCACGATATGTTAAGTACAGAAGAGATAAGAAAGATAGCCCAGCAAATCGTTGACGAAAGTAAAAAGACTGCACATGTTGACCAAGGAACGCTAAAGCGTTCAATAAGCTACACAATCGACAAAGGTAAATACATCTTTCGTCAAATGTACTACGGGTTTTACGGTGAAGACAACCCAAGCGGGATAAACTCACAGCTTGAACAGAACGCAAAGCGGCTAATGCCAAGCGGTGTAGAGTACCAAGTCGTAGGAACAGACATAAGAGGTAACACCGTTGAGACCACAATAAAAAAAAGCGGGCGAAAATTGACCAAAACATCAACAAGTAGTACCAGCAATAAGCAGACAACCAGCAATATTAAAAAGCTGATTGACCGAGCAAAACAAAACCGTTTAAAAAATGGCGATAGCGAGAAAGAGAAGAACTAAAGAAGAAATTGCAACGGATAAAATTATACATGAAGAACTAGACAAGCTTGGTGAAATCATTTATAAGGAAGCAAAGCAAAATTCTAGGGTTGCCAAAGATACCTACTATACAACTGACCGAGTACAACCAGCGGGAACACTAAACAAAGCAGGGGGAACGCTAAGAGATTCGATAAATTTTAGAATTGAAAACGATACAACGCTTGTACTGGCACAAGTTGATTACGGAGCATACCAACACCCAAACGAATTACTTGAAAGCGTTGACCGTCACACACCAGCAGCAACCAAAGCAATCATACAAACAATAACGACAATACTTACACAACCGTTTACATCTAATGCCTAGTTTAACCAATGACTTAAAAACTATAATCGACACACCCGACAAAATTAAATTTTGCAATAGTCCTATTCACATAAGACAGACCGCAATCGGTGTAAGCAATCTTATAAAAAGCGTTACGCACTACTTGTGGATTTGGAACACAGACCAAAATAAAGTACTTGGTGACGCTACGCAAATACTACCTAAAGAGCTTGTTAGTCAAAGTGATACCTACATCAATGTTAACATTGCCGACCTTATAAAATCCTGGCTTATCAGTCCAGAGAATGCGCGAAATACAAACCAACCACAATTTGCTTGGAACACCTACAGCCTGCCAGCACAAACGGGGCAAGGTGTGTTTTATCAGCTGATAAGCGAAGTACTAGAACAAGACCCGACAACCGATGCAATCATAAAACAGACGGTTGTAAGTCCGACTTATTTTGCAACGTTGGGTTATCGTTGGAACTATGAGCAGAACACAGGAAGCGACAACGGAATAACACCGTACTTATCAAATCCTTTTGGTCGTTCAATCTTAAGAAAATACAATCAATCAATTGACAACTATTTTACTAATACGTTTAATCTTGGTCAGCCAGTTGACAGTTGTACAACGGGAAACATGATAAATCAAACCAAGGTATTACCGCCAGTAAATCAAAGGTTTTGCGCTTGGGATAATTATTTGATTGTTTTTTTAAACAAATTGGGATTGTGGGACACGTTTACACCGTTCGGCAAAACTATAATATCTACAAAGATAAGTACTAGCAATTCAAATCGAATGTTTAGAGACCCAAGTTATATTGATAACTCACAAGTACATTCAACGCTTAGGGACACTTTAAATGTACTAGAATCTTACACAATCAATTCGGGGCATATTGATGAAACAGCAACGCAATTAATTGAAGAGATTGCATACAGTCCAAAGGTTTATTTAATCAGGTTCAAAGGCGACAAAGTTACAAGTAGTTCAACTGGGATAACAGTTGACAGCACCTATATAACGGTTGACAATACAAATATTACAGTAGACAACGACACGGTAACGGCTGAAAGTATAGGTTATTTTTCAACATACCAACAGATACCAGTTATACTAACAAACCCGCAAGACCTCATAAATAAAACGAGGCTCAACGACAAGGTAAATATTGAATATACATTCAAGTTTGACCAAACAAATAACAAGATTTTAGATATAAAATAAATGCAGGTAGTAACCGAAATTTACATAGCACCGTTTAGTGGGTCAACTGATTACGTAAAGTTAGACTTGTACGATGACGAAACAATCAATTTAGTCTATACGCTAAAAGACGTAACGGATTTGAGCAAAGTTTTTGCGCCTTATTCATTATCGTTTACAATCCCAGCAACGCCAAAGAATAGACAGGCGTTACAGTTTTTCGGTGATACAGATGTTTTAAAAACAAATACAACGGGTTCATATCCTTGCAAAATTTATACTGACGGTAACCTAAATCTAACGGGTAATTTCAACGTTGAAGACGCTAATTATGACCTAAATTCTCATGCGTCAATACAAGGAAGTTTTGAGACTGACATGAAAAGTCTTAAGGATAGAATAGGCAGCGATTTAATTAGCGATTTAGGAAGTATATTAAGCGGTTCAACATCGATACAATACACGCCAACAGCTGCAAAAAATTCTATAGAATCGAAACAATTATTATATAAAGAATTAGACTACACCAATAGCGGAACAACCAGCGCAAACGACATTGTTGTCAACTACATTACACCGCTTGCGTCAAATAAACGTGTTTGGTCTTACGATAAAAATAGCGACATCGTTGATAATATTGCTTACACAACCAATGTAAGTGGGTCAACACTTTCACCAATCGCAACACCTGAATTGATGCCAGCAATTAGTTATAGGTCTTTGGTTGAAATGATGTTTAAAAAATACGATTTAAAGGTTAATTTGCCTTTGCGTAAAGACAGACTTTTTAATGAAATGTATGTTTGGGTGAACGGGTCACCAACAGATGAAAAGCTAAGCAACGATAACGTTTTAAAATTCGGTTCAACTTTTAGTACTTCATATTCTCAAACTTTTAGTGCTTTCGAGGTATTTTATCCCAATGTACCAACAGCTTATGAGGGGTCACCCGAGTTTGAAGGCTCTTTTCCTAGAAAATACAATACATCATATTACACCCGTAACGATTACGATATTATTAAAATTAATATTGGGGACAAACCTAGCGGTACATTACCACCTTATGATTCCTTGCTACGTTCGAGCCAGTCAGTAAGAATAAATGTGCAGTTAGAAAACCTAATCGCTCAAGTTACAGGTGGGAAAATCACAATATCACTTAGAAGACCAAACGGGAACAAGCCACCAGCGGAATGTGAAGAAATTTATACTTCAACTACAGAAATGGGAACGTTTCAGAATGATGTTTTCATTGATATTCCTGATACTGCGTTCGATAATTACACACCTGATTTTTCACTATATCCAACATTTGAAGCGTATATTTTATTTAAGGCTGATTTAGCCACTTGGGATAAAACAAACATTTTTACACAGTTCATTTTTGCCGCTCCTTATTCGGGTTGGTTATCATTTTGGCAATGTAATACACAGGTTGCAATATCTGACGGTCACGAACAATTAAAAGCATCGGGAAAACTTGACCTTATCCAATCGTTGCCAAAAATGAAAGTCGTTGATTTTTTTCAAAGCTTTTTGAAGACATTCAATTTATCGATTTTCAACCCAATGGTTAGTACCAACGAGTTACAAATTTTAAGCGTTGAAGATATTAACGATACAGGTAAGTTTTATGCTAAAAAAGAAGTTGATTATACACCGTTTATTAGGTCTTCATCTTACACGAAATCTGTACAGGATAAATATAATAAATACAATTTTAAACATGCAACAAGCAAGTATAAATCTAACGTTGATTATTTAGCTGGTAATCCTTCTAAACTCGAGTACGGACAAATTACTCAGGACAATAACAGCGGTAAGGTAAACGAATATGCAATTGTTACCAATTACACAATTATACCACCAAGGATTGTATTAAACACAAACCTGCAAACTTATTACGGCTTTAGTAATGAAGCAGCAGAACAGCAAAACAGATATAAGCCGATAAATAACGAGTTGGTTTTATTTGTAAACAACGATTTAAGTTACTTAACCAACGGTGTTGAATTAGGTTTCTTAATGACTGATACTAGCATCATACCGCTTACTAGATATATGCTCATGTTACCGTGGTTTATGAATACAAAACAAAGCTTAGGTTTTAATGTATTGATTGATGACGTTAGCGGTAATTTAGAAAATACTCAAAAGACCAGTTCATTATACAAACGATTCTACGAAAACCAAACATCAAGACTACTAAGTGTTAACGTACTAACTCATAAGTTCGATTTGTTTTTACCGAGTTCAGAAATATATGTCAACCCGTCAAGAACGAACGAACCGCCTACAGGTTTTCGATTGCAGAATGATGTAATTATTGGTGAAACCCGTTTTAGTATTCTCGATTCAACTATCGATATAACGACAGGTAGGGCAAAGTTAACCTTATTAAACTACATAGTTAACCAAGAAAATGAAGTTGTGCCAACGCCAAATATTTACAATCCTGACGGTTACGATTCAACACAATATGAAACAATTTAATAACGAAAAACAAAGAAATATGAATTAAAAAAAATGGCTTTAACAATAGCACAACTAAAAGATTTAGTTAACATAAACTTAGCTGACAATAGCAATATTATTCCCGCTGAACATAGAGCCGTTGAACTGGCTTTGATTGATTATATTGAAACACTTCAACCAATTTCTAACAGTAACCTACCGCTTAACAAGGGTTATATAACCGCAAATGATGCTGATACAGGCGGGTTTGAGGTAGGTATTGAAATTGGTATACAATTATCAAATAGACTTCGCAAAAGTGGTAACGTTAATACGGTTACTTGTGTATCAAGTCCGAACAATACAATCTTAACGGTTAACCTGCAAAACCCACATCCCAACAATAATTACATTGTTAAAAGTTGGTTCGAATTAGTGCCAACCAGCCCTGTATTACTTCAAAATACAGCGGCAGTTGGTCAGCCAGTTTTTAACATCATATCAGGTGCTCAATTTCAAATTGTTCTAAAAGAATGGACAGGTGGAATACAAGCACTTAGATTACACTTTGAAACAGTTGGTTACTAATGGCAGAGGAAAACAAAAACATCGAGCAAAATATTAAGTTGCAGTTTGACACCAACGCCAACGAAATAAAAAAAGAGGTTGATTCTTTAACGGATTCAATCGACGGAACAACAGACGCAACAGCCGACAGTAACAAAGAAACGGAAAAAAGCGCACAGCAATACAAAGCGTTAAAGACCCAAATAAGAGAAGCAAACGTTGAATTGCAAAAGGCGGTACAAATCCACGGTGAAACGTCAGAAGAGGCGATAAAAGCAGCCAAAGCAGTTGCGGAACTAAAAGACCAAATGCAATTTGCAGCTGATTTAACGGAAACCTTCAACCCTGACCAAAAATTTAAAGCGTTGGGTGCTGCTTCACAAGTTGCCGCAACTGGTATCAACTTTGCAGCTGGTGCAATCGGTGCTTTTGCTGGTGATTCAGAAGACGCAACAAAGGTCTTACAAAAGATGCAGGCTGCAATGGCTTTCGCTGACGGTTTAAGAGGTCTTAGTGACTTGGGTGACCAGTTCGCAATACTTAAATCAACGATTCTAGCAGCAACAGCAGTCAAAGAACTAGATACAGCAGCGGAGAAAAAGAATATTATACAAAAAGGTATTAGTGCAACCGTTACTGGTGTACTTACAGCGGCACAATGGGCGTATAATGTTGCGTTAGCGGCTAATCCAGTTGTTGCAATCGCCTTGGCAGTTGCGGCTTTAACGGCTGGTATTTGGTTGCTTGTTTCGGCAATGAATGCGAGCGAAGCAGCCGAGCAAAAACAGATTAAAACCGCTCAGGAAAACGAGAAAGCGCAAAGAAAACTAACCGAGGCACGAAAAGATAGCCTTAAGGAGTTGGAACGCCAAAGAGATTTCGAACTGGCACTTGCAAAAGCAAGCGGTGCGAGTGCAAAGGAGTTGAATAAACTTGCTAATGCACACATCAACGAGGCTAGCGCAATAAGTCAAAAAAACGCAAAACTTGCCAGCCTTAACTTCTTGCGTGAGCGTTCAATCTTGTTAGATTTAAAAGCAAATGAAGCCAGCGAAGAGGCAATAAAGGCGCAAAAGGAAGCAATGAAAAATGCTTACGAGGAATTGCAAACCTACAACAAGAAAACACTTGATTTAAAAGATAAAAGAATCGATTTAAACAACGATTTTATTGTTAGTGAAACCCAAAAGGAAACCGATTTAAGAAAGAAAGCAGCTGACGACGCAAAGAAAGCAGCGGAACAGGTAGCCAAAGACAAGAAAGCCCAAGCCGAAAAAGAAGCAGCTGAGGCGTTAGCGTTAAAAAAGAAAAATCTTGAAGACCTTGCGAAAGCTGAGAAAGACGCACTTAAAGAAATTCAAGACAACAACGCTAAGACAGCGCAAGAAAAGCTAGACTTAGCCAAACAAAGAGACTTAGAAGAAATCGAAGCCTTAAGGCAAAAGGGCGTTGATGTAACTAACTTAATGGCGTACAACAAAGAACAGTACGACACGTTACAGGCTGAACTTGACGCAAAAGCGAAAGAGGACGCACTTAAAGCAAATGAGGAATATTTCGCAGCTCAGGCAGATTTAGCTATCGCCAATGCTGATAAAGAAAAAGAGATTGCCGACCGAAAGCTCGCACAAAAACAAGCTGAGCAAGATTCACTTAACAACTTGGCAAACGCTGGAATCAATGCGGCAAAGGGATTATTTGAAAAAAATAAAGGAGTACAAAAGGGAGTTATAGCGACTGAGGGTGCTATCGCTTTGGGTAAGGTTGCAATCAATACCGTTGAAGCAGTTACAAAAGACAATGCAGCCAGCCCGTTAACGTTTGGTTTGCCTTGGTCAGCGGTTCACATCGCAACAGGTGCGTTGGGTGCAGCAAGCATTATTGCCAATACATCGAAAGCACTTAGTGCGGTTGGTGGTGGTTCAGCTGGTGCTGCACCGAATATGCCAACCGCACCAACAAGCGCACCAACTAGAACAACAGCAAACGCAGCCCCACAGGTAGGGTTTCAGGCAAGCAGCGAAAACCAAATCGCTTCAACAATCGCCAGCAACACCAACGCACAGCCAGTTATTAAGACTTACGTTGTTGCGTCAGAAGTTGCCACACAGCAAGCACTTGACCGTAAAAAAGTTGAGGCTAATTCATTCTAAAAAACAAGAAACCCGCTAACATGTTAGCGGGTTTTTTATGCACAATTGTTATCGATTTATGAACTAACAGGCGGTATAACGTACTCTATTTTGGCAAGAAAAGTAGTGTCGGGTTTCGTTACTAAAAAGATAATATTACCATTTACAAATGAAATTTCAACCTTGCATATAACCTCAGGTGAACCGTTTGAAACTGGCAGTTTATAACTAGAAGTGTACACCCCGTTAATGACAGATTTGATATTAAAAACTTGCGGTGTACCACTTACTATTATTGATATTGTCTTTGCGCTTTCATTGTAAACGATTTTCGAATTTTCGTTTACATTTTTATCATATCCTGATTCAACGTAATTATTCCCACTATCATAGGCTTTTACCTCAGTTATTCTATATGAAAATGAATTATCAGTTTTAGCTTGTTCACTTTCGTCATTAGAGCAGCTAGTTAACGCTGAAATTGCTATGAATGCACAAAGTATAAATTTCTTCATCGTTTAAGGTTTAATTAGTTACGTACAAAGGTACACTATTTTTATTAATGAGTCAAGTTAACGAAAAGATTAATTAGACTGTTTACTTCGCCTTGTCTTTTTCCTATAATATTTATATGAAAAAGTATGAATTAGTTTTTAACGCAGAACATGAAGGGGTTTTTAGAATTTCCCTTGTGAAAGACCCTGCAATCGAAACAACTCTTTTACACTTCAACGCTGATAAACCGCAAGTTTTACACTTTACGCAAGACGAAAAAAGAATCGTTTACGCACCTGCAATGATACCTAATAAATTAATCTTTAGGAACAACATAAACGGTGAAAATGCTGAGGTGTTTTACACAGCTGAAACTATCGAGAAAATACAGCAAAATTACTTCAAAAACGGTTACAACTCTGTAACCAATATCAACCACCAAAACGAAAATATCACAGGGGTTTACCCTTTTGAATGCTGGATAGTAAAAGACCCGCAAAACGATAAATCTAACGCCCTAGGCTTAGACGTTCCAGCAGGTTCTTTAATGTTCGGGTACAAGGTTGACAACGACCAAGTTTGGAACGATGTAAAAAGCGGAAATCTTGACGGTTTAAGCATCGAAGCAAAGCTTGGATTCAAAGAGGTTAACGAAAATAACAATTATAAAAAGCAGACTATGAACAAAAAAAGCATTTGGCAATCAATCAAAGATTTTTACATGGCAAGTGAGGATAAAAAAGAGTTCCAAGCAGGTGATAAAAAGGTCTTTGCAATTGATTTAAAAGAGGGCGAAATCTTAACAGATGAAGCAGGTGAGCCAATCGCAAACGCTGATTTAGAAATCGATTCAAAGCTATATAAAACTGACGACTTGGGGACAATTTTAACGATTGAAGACAAGCCAACAGAAGAGGCAAAAGATGAACCTAAAGAAGTTGAAGCGGTTGCAGAAGATGCACCAGCAGAAGACAACAAAGAAGACGAAACGCCAGCTGAGGACGAAGCACCAAAAGAAGATTTAAAAGCCGAAAACGAGCAATTAAAATCAGACTTGGCAAAAGCTCAGGAAGAGTTAGCAAAACTACAAGCTGACAAAATCAAAGCTGATACAGAGTTAACGCAAATGAAAGCGGAAACACCAGCAACCCAACCAATTAAGAACATACCAGTTCAACCAATCAAATCGTACGAGGAAATGACCAACTACGAAAAGATGCAACATAACAAGAGAAAATAAATATTAACCAAAAATGCCAATTAGTTATTCAGGGGGTAAGAAAAACCCAGATTTAGAAAATATTCAATCAGAATTATACGCTGATTCTAAAACATTCAGAGACCGTACAATCGATATTCAAGAAGGTTTCAAAAGCGGTGCAGACGTGTACGAAAGTAAAGTAAACGTAACAATGAAAGCAGGTTCAACAGATGCCGTAACGGCTGACGGTTCAATCGGTTTAAACGTTCAAAAATCACCAGTTACTTTAACATCAATCGAGTACAGCGATGTAATTGACGATGCAGTTTTATTCGGTACACGTTTCGAGGCTTCAATGGCTAAAGGAGCGTTTAACCAAGTATCTGACGAGTTCGATAAAAAAGTTCTTATTCAAGTTGCGCCAGCTATTGGTGAACAAGTTGAGGACAGGCTTTGGAACGGAGCAACTACAGCTACCAAAGCAAGTATTGCAGCAGCTACAGGTGTAACAGCGAGCGTAAAAGCAGCAGTTGCGGCTATGCCAACTTCATTATTTGATTCATTACCAGTTAGAGCAATTTGGAACGATTCAAACTCTAAAACAGTTGCGGGTGCGGGTGTTGCTGATACTATAAAAGTTGCAGGTACAGCGATTACAAGCTCAAATATTGCGGCTGAGTATTCAAAATTATACGCTGGTGCGCCTGACAAAGTAATCAACGCAACAGCTTCAACAGCGAAAATCTTTGCGCCATTGGCTCACCGTCAATTAATCAAAATCGCTAATAACACAGTTGGTGCAGCTCAACAAATCAACTTCTTGGTTGAAGGTGCTGGAGCAACAGAAAAAATCTACTACAACGGTGTTGAAATCGAGTTTCACCCATTGGTTGGTTTAATGATTTTAACATTACCTGAGTACTTGAAAGTTCTTGTTGACTTGGCTGGTGACAATTCATTCTTAGAAATCGACAAAATGGCGAACGGAGCGCAAAAACGCTACATCAAAAACAAACAATCAATCTCAACGTGGGTAACTAACCAAAGATACATCACTATTTACGGATAATCATAACATGAAGTTTTAAGCCAGTCATTAACGACTGGTTTGAGGCTTTATAACAAAAGACTAAAAACATTATATATAAAATGGGTTGTACATCAATATCAAAAAGCCGTAAACTAGCTTGTAACTCAGGAATGGGTGGAGTTAAAGCGGTTGGGGTTGCACCTTACGATTCGTTGAAACGATTATCTGTTAGTGGTTCAGGCGTTACGGCACTTGCAACTGTTTACAGCGGTTCAACTATCGCAAGATTGGAACTTAAAAATACAACTGTTAACTATTTAGAGACAGCAACAGCGGGCGGTGATAATCGTAGTGTTAGTGTTGTTGGTGATATTCCTTGCGTGTTCAACGTAGCAACAGGAACAGACTTAGAAACAGCGAATTTAATAAAAGAATTACTTAAAGGTGAGGTCGTTTTATTCATAGAAAAAAATGACGGTACTATCGTGGCGGCTGGTTCTCAGCTTGGCGCACAAGCAATTACAATTACTGACCAAACAGGGGGTGCAATTGCGGACTTAAACGGGTTTACCGTAACGTTTCACACAGAAGAGCCAGACTTTTCAAGAAACTATTTGTTAACATCAGCCGCTTTGGTTGACTATGCTACAGCTATTAAGCCGTACGTGTAACAAAAACATTAATCTAACAATTAAGGCAGGCAGTTATATGCCTGCTTTTTTTATTTATACACATATCACATGAAAGTAATAAAATTAAATCAGGTTGAAGAGTTTAGTTGCGTACCTAGAGTTTACCCAAACTCAAACGACATGTTAAGCGTTACGTTAACCAATGAATTGACAAATACAAAGATAGAATTAAGCTTTACTTCTATCATTTCGGGTGCATATTTAACTATAATATTAAATACAATACCCAACGATTTTACAAGCGGCAATAAGTACGCAATTGAAATCAATAACATAACATCACAATCAATAATTTATCTAGGTAAGCTTATGATTGTTGACGAGAATACAGATATACAAAATTATGCCTACGCAACGCAGTCAAACAGCCGTTTCGAATACTAGCAAGCCGCAAGTTTTCGCTGGTAACGTTATGATGTCAGCATTTCAACCAATTGATATAAAACCACAATACGGACGTAAGTGGATTACTAACGGAACAAATAACAACAACTTTAAAATATACAAAGACGCTTACGACGACAGTCCAACCAATGCAAGTATTATCAACGCCTTTGTAAATTACATGTACGGGCAAGGTCTTTACGACGTTAACGGTCAAAACATTCAAAAATACATTAGTGATGAAGACGTCCTTTTGCTTTGTCAGGATTATAAGACTTACGGAGGTTATGCGATGCAGGTTATTTGGTCATTGGCAAAGAAACCGTTAAGAATTGAATACATTCCAATCTATAAATTAGCTATTAATGTCGATGACAGCACTGAAATTAACGGCTTTTGGTATTCTTGGGACTGGTGCAACCAATACAAGTATAAACCTGAGTTTTACCCAACCTATACAGGTGTCTATAAGGGTTACGACTTAGAAATTCTTTACGTAAAGAGACCAACAGCTGAGCCGTTTTTCCCAATCCCTGACTATTTAGCTGGCATTCCTTGGGCTAAGGTTGAAGGACAACTAGGAAATGCGGCAAAGCAACACTTTATAAACGCAATGAGCGTCCTTACAGTCATCAATTATAATGGTGGTCGTGCTGAGGATGATGTCGCAGAAATACAAGCGCAAAACGTACGTAATAAAGTCGTTGGAACTGAAAACCAAAGTGCGGTAATCGTATCATTCAACGAACATGCAGAAGACGGTGTTACGGTTGACCAACTTTCACCGCCTGAACTTAATCAACAAAACGTATTCTATTCAGAGGAAGCCGAAAGAAAGCTAATTATTGCACACTCAGCACCACCGATTTTATTTGCTGGTTCAACAGGTGGAAACGGTTTTAGTTCAAACGCTGACGAAATCGCAACGGCTACCCGTGGGCTATTCAGACGACACATAAACCCAATGCGTACGGTAATAATCAACGGTTTAGATAAGGTTTTTAATGTGATTGATTCGAGTATCGATTTAGATTTTGAAGACTTTGCAGAAGAGACAAAACTTGAAAACACTAACAATTCAAGCAAATCACAAGATACATCAATCAACTTAATCGATTCGCCAGCAGAAGCCGACAGCGAACCAGTTGACACTTTTGATGAAGCAACCAAACAGGCACAAGCACAGCTTAAAGGCTCAGTTGGAGGTGTGCAAGCGATACTAGATATACAAGCCTCTTACGTGGCTGGTACTACTTCATACGAAAGTGCTATCGCAATGTTAAACTTAATCTTTGGATTCAACAGACTACAGGCGGTTAGGCTTTTAGGAGACCCAAAGCCAGCTGAAAATAACGCAAATGTAACACCAATTGCATAATGGCAAAGACTAAAATATTATTAACACCTAACATGATAAGTGAAACGGTTGGTTTTGGTGGAAATATTGACATCAACCAGCTAACGCCAAGCATTGTAATTGCTCAGACAACCTATTTAAAAAGGATTCTAACGAGTGACTTATATAACAAGATTGTTTCTGATTATAGCGCAGGAACATTAACGGGTATTTACGAAACTATTTACACTGATTACGTTATCGATATACTTTCTTTTTACTCAGCAAGCATGTATTTATCAATTAACACCAGCAAAACGACCAACGCAGGAACTTATAAAGTAAGTGTTGACGGTTCGCAAAATTTACCACTTAATGAATTGGTAATACTTGGTAAAAATTACGAGGCAATAGCGATAAACTATGAGCAAAATTTCTACGAGTTCATGAGTAAAAACCCAGTTCCCGAATACGGAAAAAATAACGATACAAGAAATACAACCAACTTAATAGGTTGGTATTAAATTAATGGCGCAAAAACACATAAATACTGACATTCCAAACAGCGGGAACGGTGACGCTTTAAGGGATGCATTTAATAAAACAGAAGACAACTTTAACGAACTATACGCAAATAAGGTTGATAAAATCAGCGGCAAAGCATTAAGCACGAACGACTATACAACAGCCGAAAAAAACAAGCTTGCAGGTATTCCAGCCGACGCAGAAAAGAACATACAAAGTGATTGGCTTGTCAATGATTCGGGAAGCGATGCGTTTATCAAAAACAAACCGTCATTCGTTACAGCGATTGAATGGGGTGACATTACAGGTACTTTGAGCGACCAAAGCGATTTACAAGGAGCTTTAGACGCTTTACCAACATACGCATACGTTGACGCTAAGATTCAGCAAAATATTTTAAGCGGAATAACTGATTATGCACCGTCTGAAAATGCGGTTTTTAACGCTCTTCAGCTAAAACAAAATACTTCAGAAAAAAACCAAGCCAACGGTTATGCTGGGTTAGATGCGGGCGGTAAAATAGCACCGTCACAATTGCCTAATAGCGTAATGGAGTACAAGGGGGTTTACAATGCAACAACCAACACACCAACGCTTGTAAACGGTACTGGTAACACGGGTGATGTTTACCGTGTTACGGTGAGCGGTGCGGGTGTTAACAGCTTAAATTTTGTTGTTGGTGACTACGTTGTTTACAATGGTACGACCTGGGAAAAACAGCACTCAGGAGGTGATAATGTTGTGAGTGTTTTCGGTCGTGCTGGCGTTATTTCAGCGCAAACAGGCGATTACACAACTGCACAAGTAACTGAGGTTACGAATAAGAATTATCAAACCGATAATCAAAAATTGTATAACGATGCGACCAGCTCAATACAAACGCAGCTAAACGGTAAAGAGCCAAGTATAAGTTTTAGTTCTAATACTCAGTATTGGCGTGGTGATAAGTCTTGGCAAACACTTGATAAATCAGCCGTTGGACTTGGTAACGTTGACAATACAGCAGATTCAGTAAAAAATGTTTTATCAGCAACCAAATTATCAACTGCAAGAAATATCAACGGTGTTGCTTTTGACGGTACAAGTAACATTACAATTAACGCAACCGATGCTATCGCAAGACTACCACTTTCAGGTGGTACGCTTACTGGTGCGTTATCAGGAACAACTGGAGGGTTTACGGGGGTTTTAACAGCACCAACGGCAGCAGTTGGAACAAACAACACGCAAGTTGCAACAACAGCATATGTGCAAGCTAATTCAATAGGTGGAACAGGTACGGCAAACTTTATTCCAAAATGGACAGGTTCAGGAACGCAAGGAAATGCAAATATTTATGATGATGCGGGATATATTGGAATTGGTACAACTGCACCAGTTAGAAAATTACATGTTGTCGATACTAATGGTGGTTTTTTCTTTGACGGAACACACGCAATTTATAACCGTTTCAAATCAACAAATAATTCATCTAGTACTGGGAAAGATTTGTTACTAACTGGTCAATCAGGCGGTACAAATCCTGACTTATATTTAACAGATGACAGTAAAATTGGTATTGGAACATTTACACCAGTCGGTAAATTAAACGTGTTTACTGGTCTTTCGGCACTAACATTAGATATTCTAAATCAACAAAATGGTTCGATATCTTTTGCAAACAATTCAGGTAGTATTACTGCACCTGCAATCGCAGGTAAATCGGATAATCATACAGGTTTACAATTGATTGGTGCTACAAATGAAAGTAACACAAATCCTGATATGTCATTCAACGTAAGAGAAAATGATAATACAGACTTTTCAGGTTTTACATCATCAGCGTTTAGATTTGCTAGATTTGGAACAACTTTAATTGACGTATTACGTAACGGAAATACAACATTTAGTGGTGTCATTACAGCACCATTATTTAACGGAAATGCTACGGGATTATCTTTGGTTGTAGCAACGGATGCAAACGCAAATAACGGTGTTGGAACGAATACTTTAAATAGCACAACTGGTGCGGTTAATTTTCCTTATGCGGCTGGTGTTAGTTTAGATGTTCGTAGGGCAGCTGGTAACCTTTCAGCGGTTGGTAGCTATCAATTGTGGAGCGGTAACAATCCTAATGATACTGATTTACAATTTAGAAAAATATCTAATTACTCAGGTGGTGAAGTTTGGACAACTTGGCAAAAAATGTTGCACGGTGGGAACTATCAAAATTACACTTTGCCGTTAACAGGTGGTACAGTTACAGGTAATGTAACAGCACCAACCTTTACGGGTGCGCTGATTGGTAATGCTTCAACTGCAACAGTATTACAAACAGCAAGAACAATCAACGGTGTTTCGTTCAACGGTTCGGCTAACATAACGATTAACGCAACGGATGCAATCGCAAGATTGCCACTTTCAGGTGGTACGTTAACGGGTGGTTTGGTTGGTACAACCGCTAATTTTACAACCTTTACTGGTGCTTTGGTTGGTAACGCTTCAACTGCAACACTTGCGGCTGATGCAACAACCTTAGCTACACCAAGAAACATCAACGGTGTAGCGTTTGACGGTTCAGCTAATATAACGATTAACGCAACGGATGCAATCGCAAGATTGCCAATAAGCGGTGGTACAGTTACTGGTGCTTTATTTGCACCAACTGCAACGTTAGGAACGAATAACACACAGGTAGCTACAACGGCATACGTACAAGCTAATTCAATCGGTGGTAATGGTACGGCTAATTTTGTACCAAAATTCACAGCATCAGGAACACAAGCCAATTCAACAATCGTTGATAACGGTAGTAGTGTTTGGATTAATTCAAATTCATCATTTGGAACGGGAAAACTTAATCTTAGTATTGTAGGTGCTGGTAGGTTGATTGATATTAACAGAGAAGACGCAACAATTACATCAGGTATTACGGGCGGTGCTGGTTTGTCACTTTCAACTGTTCCATTTGCCAACGGCACAGGTGGTGTTTTTGGTAATAACGTACTAGGTTACTCTAAAAATCCTTTAGAGTCTATTGGTATTCGTACTGCTTGTGTTCCGTTATCAGATACAGGAACTGAACCACTTATTAAATTAGAGGCTAATGGTTCAACAACCAACGGTTTTAGCGGTATCGTAGGTGTTGCAAACAGACCAATTTTAGGTGTATATAATTATTCAACACAATTGGTACAAGTTGCGGCTGACGGTAGTGTTGGTATTGGTTCAAATAACCCGCTTGGTAAATTAGATATTAATACTGGTGTGGCTGGTATTCCTGCAACCGTTGCATCAATTCCAAGTGGTACTATAAGTTTTGTAAATGGTGGTTCTGTTACAGCAGTGCCAATAATAATTGGTCGTTCTGATAATTCAGTTGGTTTATCGTTACAATCAGGTACAAGTGATTCAAATACACAGCCTGATATGCAGTTTAATCTTAGAAGAACTGACAACGCAGATTTTTCGGCATCAACGTTAACGTCAGTTGGTTTTAGATTTTCAAGATTTGGTACAACATTGGTTGATATTCTTAGAAATGGTAATACAACATTTGCTGGTACTGTAACCGCTCCAACCTTTACGGGTGCGCTTGTGGGTAACGCTTCAACTGCAACAGTATTACAGACAGCAAGAACAATCAACGGTGTATCATTCAACGGTTCAGCTAACATAACAATCAACGCAACGGATGCAATCGCAAGATTGCCACTTTCAGGTGGTACGTTAACGGGTGGTTTAGTTGGTACAACTGCAAACTTTACAACCTTTACTGGTGCTCTAGTTGGTAACGCCTCGACTGCAACACTTGCGGCTGATGCAACAACCTTAGCTACACCAAGAAACATCAACGGTGTAGCGTTTGACGGTTCGGCAAACATAACGATTAATGCAGTTGATTCGACAGCAAGACTTGCTTTAACTGGTGGCTCGTTGACAGGTGCGTTGAATGGAACAACAGCCGCTTTTAGTGGTATTGTTACAGCACCAACAGCAGCAGCGGGAACAAACACAACGCAACTTGCAACAACCGCTTTTGTTGCAGCTGGTTTAAATCTTAAGGCTGATGAAAACAACGCAGCGTTAACGGGTGTACCAACTGCACCAACAGCAGCAGCGGGAACAAATACGACTCAAATTGCCACAACTGCATTTGCTACAACAGGTTTAAACCTAAAAGCCAACGCAGCAAACGCAGCCTTAACAGGTGTGCCAACTGCACCAACAGCAACAGCAGGAACAAACACAACGCAGGTTGCAACAACTGCTTTTGTAACTGCTGCAATTACTGCATCGATGCCAGCAACTAAGGTATACAAGGCGTTAATTTCGCAAGCAGGTACAGGAGCACCAACGGTAACAGTTCTTGAAAATACTTTGGGTACGGTTACTTTTGGGTATAGTAGTGTTGGAGGCTATACAGTTAGTTCGGCTGGACTTTTTACAGCTAATAAAACTTTTTGGAATTTAGCAGGAGGACCAAACGCAAATACTGTAAATGCAATTAATTACGTTAGTAGTTCTTCAATGTTCATTTGGACAACAAATGTTGCAACAGGTTCTAACGTAAACGGTGGATTATCTCAAACGCCAATATTAATTGAAGTTTATCCGTAACAAACATTAACATAAATAAACTAAGGCTAATCGTTTAGATTAGCCTTTTTATTTACTATAATATTTATAAACAAATATCAACATGACAATAGAACAATTAGCCCTAACCGTTATAACTTTTTTAATTTCAATAATCGCTTACTTTATTAAAAAAATACTTGAAAAGATTGACTTACACGATTCAAAAATCAACGAACATAACACGTCAATTAAAGTGATTGAAACGGAACATAACACGCTTAATAACCGTATTGATGATTTATTTAGTGCAATCAAAGAATTAAGCCAAGAAATAAAACAGCTATCAAAGGAATTAAGCAAGAAAAAAGACATCGACAAATAACATGAAATTCATAAACTACATCAAACAACTAATTGAATACAATACGAACCCAAGTAGTAAACGCTTTATTGGCGTTGTTGCTGGTTTGTCGTTGTGCGTTTATATGTTTATCAATCCCAGCGAATCAGCCAACAACTCAGTACTTATACTTTCATTGGGTGCGTTGGGTATAACAGCATACGAAAAGCTTATAAAAAAATAAATTTATAAAATTCCAATAGAGGTTAAAGACGTATTGAATATTTTTTCTATTTTTAGTTCTTAATTGATATTTGGATGAGCGAAAAAGAAATTATTGAAAAAGAAGTAAAGGACAAAGAAATTAGCTACAAAGAAATTATTGGATTTATAAAAGAAAATCTAAGCATTATAATAATCGTTCCTGCATTTATAGGAGGTTTGTGGCAAGTTGTTGAGTTAAGCAATATTTCTATTTCTTTAATTCGATTCTTTTCAATTTCTCAAATTGTGCCTGACGGGTTATTGATTTTAGTATTTCTATTTTTTATCAGTTTTCCTATTTTCTATAGTTATGTGGCCGAACTAGTTTTAAAAGATGAAGAAAAAAAACGAGCTGTTCCCTTACACGAAAAACTAGTAAAATCTAAAAATGTTTATTTAGTAAGCATAATTTTTGTACTATTACTGCACGTGATTTTTAATGCTGTGTTTATTTGTCAGTACTATAATGAGAGCATTGGATTGAATGCTATAAATCAATGTTTATTTCCCTCGTTAATAATTTGTGGTTTAAATCTAGGAATTTATTATTCGATGCGAACACTCTTAATTAATACGACCACTTTAATAGGAAAATGGGTTATTTATGCTATTTTTTTTCTTAATATCATAATGGTTGTTTTTACTTTTATAAAAGTTCGACAAACTTTGTTACAAACTTCATCCGTTAATAATATTGAAAATGTAAATTCTTTTTTAAAAAAGAAGTACCCAAATTCTGAAAAACAAATCTTGTATTTTAATGACAAGTATATTTTTATTGGGATTAGTAAATCAAAAAAAAATAATGAGCAAAAGGATTCCAATGTAAAAATTCAAATTTTAGAATTGGAAAAACTTTTTGACAAATAAAATTTATAAATTAGTTCCTAGTACTTCTCTAATTTCTTTTTTTATAGTTATCATAATAGGTTGAATTTTTTCTTCAATGTTTTTATATGCAGAAAAGGCTTTTCTTTTAAATTCATTATCATCTAATCCCGCTAGTACCATTACGTTATTAGTGTCATAATTAATGAATATTTGAAAACATTCTTCTATGAATACAGCAATAATTGATTCAAGATTATCACTAAAAAAAATTAAATTGTCATCAACGTACCTGATAAACTCTTCATGTGAGGTGCGAAAATTTTCACTTAACTTATCTTCTCTTTGAATTCGGGTCATATTGTTGGGTATAACTTTTATTTCACTTACAAAAAGAGCTAAGTCATTTCTTGTTTTATTCAATAGCGTATAAGTTGTTTTTAAGACTTCAAATCTTTGTTCGTGTAGTTTTGTGAATTTGAAATTTTCTTTACTTTTTAGTGAGTTTAACTCAGTTTGAAATTTGGAAATTTCAATAGATTGTTCCATTTTGGTTTTCTCAAGCTTCTTATCAAAAGAGTTCTTTATATTTCCTTCAATAATTTTTGTAGCAACCAGTGCTACCAAAGAAGGAATAATTGAAGACTCGAGAGCATTTAAAATTACTTGGGTGTCAAACATATCATTGAGTTGTTTTTTATACAAACTTACTAAAATTATAAAAGGTATTTAGTTCAATTTTATTAGTTACAATTTGGAACATATATTTTGTTTGTAGTTGTTCTAATCTATGCTAATTTTGTGCTTGTAAATTTTGATAAAATGGAAAATGAAGTACAAAAAGCAAATACGGTGGATGCTCACATTTTGGAAGCATCAGGACTGGTAAAGGATAAGCGAGGCTATAACGCATTACTTAACCTGCTACAAAATGGTTTGTTAATGTTTGAAAGGTTAGGTATTGAAGATACGAGCAAGTTTATAAAGGTGCTCGACAAAATCGGTCTTGAATGGCGTTTTATAACTGACGGTATCGAACTTAAGGAAAATGCAAAATCAATGTATTACATCAGGGAAATTTATAATAAACAAGAGTCGCACAAACCAACCTCAAAGCTTAGAAATTACAAAGAGGGTGAGGGTTGGGTGAAGACAAGAAATAACCAAGATTAAAAAAAAACAAAGGCTAACATGTGTTAGCCTTTTTCTTATATTTGTTAGATAACCGTAATATTCAAACATGATTGATTTTCTTATGAAAAATGCACAATACATTATATTCCTTGGTGGATTATTAGCTATAGTTGGTGCTTTATTGGCTGGTAAGCAAGCAGATAAAGATGCAGCTATTGCACAAAGTAGAATTGACAGTATAAGTTCTACAGTACAAAAAATTAATAATGAGACGACAGGAGGTGATAGTTTCCCGTTTTTAAATATTGACGTTTACAATGAGGGAAAAGAAATAGAGTTTAAGCTTTACAACTACGGTAAAATTAAACTTAATGATGTTACAATGGAAATATCAGACGGTGCAAAAGGAAGTATTGAAGGTTTAATGACAGCAGCTAATGTTGAAGATGAATTAGAAAAATATACAACAACTAAATTCTATAATATTTTATATCCAAATCAAAGCATACGAATAACGGATTTTAAAATCGATGATAGCATTAAGGATATATGTTTAACTATTCACTTTAAATTTGGTAATAAGCATCTTATTGAATTGATTTTGTTTCATGATTATAAAAATCCAGCGTTGAGACGTGGTTATGTTAAAATCGAGGACGGAACTAAAACGTATCTTCATTATACGATTGATAAGGATTTTAATAGGACTTACATTGTAGGATTCAACATTTAATTTTATGTTATGTGCTATTAGTTAACGGATTGATTAATTGTAGTGTTATGTTAATTTAAGTTTTGATACTTCTTTGAATAGGGAGGTTCGCTCATTAATACCGTTAAGACCTCCGTTTATTTTCTTGGTCACACGTTGAACACTCAAATCGTTGTCCTCAGTAATGACCGAATTGATTTTATTTGTTTGCCAAAACCACAAAGCTGATACAAGCGAGTTTGCTTCACTCAGTAGTGTGTCAGGTTCAGTTAGTATCGTATCGTTGCTTAAATGCTTCGCTAACGCTTCATAGTTGGCTTTAAAGGTCAGTTGAATAAATCCACGACCACGATAACGCCAACCGTCACCACTTTCAACGTCACCGTTATTGTATCTGTTCGCATAGACAATGTTAGCGATTTGTTCAGGCTTTCGTGCTACCTTGTTGGCTGCTTCAATATCCTTAAAGTATTTTTTAAAGGTTGAGGTTAAAGCCTTGGCTGAGTAGTTAAGATTTTCGCTTTGGGGGGTTAGCTTACTTTCATGATAAAGTTGTGCCCAAAAGTGCGAGCGTTGCAATTGGGTAGAAACACCGTACTTATTTAGCACGGTGTTGTATTTGGTATTTAGTTGTAGTATTAATTCATTCAATTGGTTTAAAGGTTAATCGCATCGTTATTGTTCAGGTAAATCACATTCTTGGTGATGTACTCAGGATTATCAGTATTGCTATTGATTGGGAAGTACTTTAAGACACCAGCATCTTGTAGATTGGTGATGTCCCAAATTCGAGGCGGTTGGGTCGAATCTTTGTAGAAATTTACATAGTGAATGTAAATCGTTTTGTTTGGGTGTTTTTCTTGCATTGCGGCTTTAAGTTCCTGCAAACGCTTAAGTTTCTTTTGTTCAAGAATCCAACTCGAAAATTGGTCTTTATCGTAGTTGGGTACTGTTTTAATTTCGGTGATTACAAAGTCGGCAGTCGTGCCAGTTGTTAGGCTCACGTCCCAACTTGAAAAGCGATTCTTAGACCACTTCTTAATTGACCAGTTATTTTGTGTGCTAACGAATCCGTTAAATAAATTGCGTCCGTTATTTTCGTGCAATTCGGTTTGTTGTTTGTCATTCATAATATATTGTTTTATATTATAAATATAACGTACCCGTTAAAAGAGTAAATAATAAGTGAATTAATTTTGAGTATAGCCGAAAAAAAATTAGATTTGCAATATCAATGACTAAACCTATTAACATGACAAAACAGATAACTCTTATTCTTGACGGTGTGGAACAGGTTGCAACTATTCCAAGTAAGACAGCGGCAAAAGAAAAAGCAGTTGATACGGGAGTTTATACCCTATCAACTAAAAACGCTTTGAAATTCAGCGTTAACGCAATGGAAAAACTAGGTGTAAAGCTTGGTGATGAAGTAACCTATATCATTGTAGGTGATAGACATTTCTTGGCTAAAACAACGCCTGAGTTAGGCGAGGGGTTCGCAATTACAAAGTTGGGTGACACACAAAACTATAAGCGTTTGAACCACCCTGTACTTTGGGCGGCACTTAAAGGTAATGATAAAACAATCAACAGATTCGAACTAAGTGACCCAATCACAAGTAAGGACGGGTTGGTGGTATTTGAATTGTTATTCAAAGAGACAATCAAAAAGAAAGTCACTAACGGAAAAAGAAAACCAGCGACAGGAAAAGGAAACAACGCCAGCGTTAAACGTTTAAGACCCGTGCAGGTCGATAACATGTTAACCTTTGATTTACCTGTCACCAACTTAAGTAAAGCAAACTAACATGACCCAAGAACTAAAAATCGCCACGTTAAAATCCGCAATTGAAAGGTTCAAAGAATATATAAAAAACGCTGACCACACGCAGCCAGTTACGCAGGAAATTCTTATTGATAACTTGGTTGTTGCAGGTGGAGAAAAACAAGAATTTTTACATTATCTAGCAAATCGGCTTAGTACTTTTGAAAAATTAGATTACGGAAGTGCGGAAGTTTTAACCGAGATTGAATTACATTTAATGTTGGAAGACTTCGAAAACCAACTTGAAATATTGGAATTATAAAAGGAAATACCACAAAATCAAAAACCGTCTTAGCGTAATGTTAAGGCGGTTTTTTTTATGTGATTTACATAACTTAATTGAGTTATATAAACGAGCTATATAACTTAATTGATTTATGTATTAACGATTAAATTACATAACTAAATTAACTTATGTGTTAATTGTTAAAATTAACGAATTTATTGCACATGTTAATTGTTTAACATATATTTGCAACGTCGAATTGAAAGACATACTAATAACAAATTTAACAACCAAAAACGAATCATACCTATGACATTAGAGCAAAAACAACAAACGCTTATAACAGCAATTGCAGAAATTAAAAACGTACTTAAAAACGCTGATTTTGGTAACGACTACACGACCGATATGATAAGCGAAGATATTGTTTTAAGAGCGGAAGGCGAAACGCACGAAAGCTACAGCGAAAGACAATCTTTTGTTTTTGATATTCTTAGCGATGCAGGAGCGGAAGACGGCGACAACGTAACAGAAGAAGAGGCAGACCAAATGCAAATTGAACTAGAGAACGCTTTAGAGGAGATAACACTACCAGCGACAAAAGAAGAGCAAGAAGCGACAATAAGAACAGCACTTAAAGAACATAGCGAATATTTCCAAAACGGAGACCACGACAAAGAACATGTTCGATATTGGTTAAATGAAGACGGTGTAACATTCGATTCTGAACAGTTTAGAGACCATTATTTTAGCGTTACCAACTCTAGGTTAATGGAAGGTGAGCAAATATATATTTGGGGTTTAATCGAGGATTCAAAAGCGTTTGAACATCAAACAATAAATCGTGATGAACTTGACGAAATTAGTTATTTACTTGAAACCGAATTAAACGAAATAATTGGTTAGCACCCAAAAGAGTGAAAATAAAAAACCCGCTAGATGTAGCGGGTTTTTTTATATGCTTTCAAAAAATCTTTTGATTGATTGAATGAATGATTTTTGTTTTTCGGCACGTGTTGGCTTTCCGTGGCTTTCTTGTATCTCTTGTATAATCATTTCTTTGGTCTTACCTTCATAAATCGTGCATCCAATTAGCGTGCCGTTGATGTACTTATTTTCAAGACACACGCCATTCTTAAACATGTAGCGGTAAACTATACCAACCTCAAAATACATGACAATTTCGTGCTTGTAGTATCTGACCCTTATTACCTTGTTATATTCATTTTTGATATACGTTACATATCCGTTTTTGTTAAATCGTTTGTTCATTCATATTAATTATTCTTTATGTTATTGTGTCACCTGCTGAGCCGCAAGCAAATCTTTTTTTAGTTCCTGAACCGCCAACCAAAACGCCTCAAAATTATCGTTTAACAGGTCTTGGGTTTTTGCACGCACCACTTTGAAATCTAGCGCATCACGAAACTTAAAATCGGTCAGGCTATGAAAGTCGGCAGGACTAAACGTACGTCCTTTTGTTCCGTAATGAAAGTAACTGTCAAACCTCGCTTTCATTTCAGCTTTCTTAACTGCAAGTTGGGTCTCTTTTGCTTTTGGTGCTGCATCCTGTACAACTGGTTTAGTTGGTTCAGGTTGTTGTGCTGGCACTTCTTGTTTCGGCTCAACATGTTCAATGCTGGCGATTGGTTCGGGCGTTGGTGTTGCTTTCTTTTTCTTTGGTTCGGGTGCTTGGTCTAACGCTGGAATCAATGAAATCAATTTCTCTAGGTTAATTGAAAGCTTGGTCACCTTACCGCCTTTAACACCGTCAAAGTTAGATTTGGTTTCACTTATTACAACACCCAGCTTTGTAAGCTTTAAAACAATGTTACCAATCGTTGAGGCTTTCGTATTTATGATGTTACCCAAATGCTCATAACTCATTTTAAATTCTTGGTCGTTGTCTTGGTATGATAACACCAATTCAATCAATTTAATATCGTTGAGGCTAATTTCTTCTATGTTGGTCAGGATTGGATAACTTTTAATATATCCTATCTTATTGTGTTTTTGTTGTAGAATCTCTAATTCTGTTTGTTTTCTTGTAGTACTCATACTATCCTTGTTTTATCTGTCTGTTATTTTGGATTGTCTAGTTTTGGCTAGACAGAGCTGGCAGGAGCTACCCACCAGCACGCCAAGATTTTAAAATCTGTTCTGATTATAAATACAACGATACCGAAAGAAAGTCACATAGTCAATGATTTTTGCCTATATTTTTTTGTTATAGAGGTATAACTTTTAATTATAGTTGAAGTATTCAGTACGATAAAGGTATGTCATTTTTTAGTGATGTACCTAGCTAAGTATATCATTATTTAGTGATATACCTATAGTGAAAATCTATCGTTGAAGTATCGTTTATCCACTAGCTACATCACTCGTTAGTGATTTATCTAGTAGGTATATCATTATTTGGTGATATACCTGACGGTTATTTCGATATCTATATCACTTTTTAGTGATATAGGTACATCACTAAAAAGTGATTTGATTATAACACAAATATTAATAAGAAATAATAAAAGAATAATATATATAAGGAAATTTTTATTTATCAAGTTGGATAGGTTTGTAATCTCAACTCAAAGTTGAACTTCGCCAGCATGTTATGAAAATGAACATTTCAACGGGAAGACCACACAAAGCCACGCAAGCAAGATAAGATTTACTTCAACCCAAAGGAACAGGCGAAGCCACTTCAACCCAAGAGGGATAAGACTCAGCCCGAAACGTTAAGATATGTCAACGGAACAAAGAGACTCAGTTCACAATGTCTAAAATCTAACCCAACGCAATTTAAGAAGCATTTGCGCCACGATAAGCTGAAAAGTACACGAGAACACCTCAAAAAATAAATAAGCTCTTAGAATCGCTTATTTGAGGTAAAGGAAAGAAATAACACGTAAATGTTAAATATAATATAAAACACTTGCGCAGGTCAAATAAAAAGAGTACTTTTGTTACCTATTATTTTTATATTTTACGAACTTCACATAATAAGTACATGACAAAGATACAAGGAAAAACATAACTAAATTAATTTATATAAAATATTAACATAATTTTAACATATTTATGAAAGGAGAAAAAAAGAGTACCAACGATGAATTATTAACCAAAATCTAGTAAATGCAGGGCAAAGTCAACAAAGAACTAGCCGAACTATTGGAGCGTTACGAAAGAAGCAAAAGCCAAAAGAACGGTTAACGGATTGACCAGCTAAAACACATATTAAAAATTTAGGCACACACTAGCCGAAAAACAAAGAATTAATAATTAACATTTTACAAATGACAATAAGAAAAAAGAATTATGATTACAGTACAGACGTTGTAACAGTTCAAGGTAAGGGATATAACCCTGACTACATTATAAATTTTCCAATAGAAAAGGACGAAATTAATTTAGAGAATTGTACATGTGTGTTCTCTATACGGAATCGAAACAACTTAGCCGTTAGGCAGTACGTTGGTGCGGAGTTTTTCGAGAATTTAAATAATGAGAACATCCAAAAAGAGATTAATGGCTATTTGCCTGAGGCGGTATTTTGCTTTACGGCTTCATTTTTTCCGCTGGAAGAGTTTTTAAAAGAAAAAGATTTCAAACCTTTTTTTAGATTTTAAATATGAAATTATAGCGGAGCATCTACATTCTTGAAACAGCCCTTTATGCAGCTTTAAACGGGGTTTTGTAATCAAGCCGCACATAGCCGCAACAAAAAACAACATCAATGCATAAAAAGCTTTACTTTTTTTAGTTCGAGCAGATATTTATAGAAAACAAATATAAATATGACAAAAGAACAAATCAATCAACTGGAGCAACTAAGTAAAGAAGAGCTAATAACAAATGTTGTAATCTTATCGGCACAATACCAAGCATCAATTGAATTAGGTTACTACTTTCAAGAGCAGCTTAAAAAGCAGCAAGAACCACTAAAGAGTGAAAAAAGAGAATCATTTAAAGATTACGAGAAGAAAACAATATAAACATTCAAAATTTAGATAAGTTATTTTGTAATATTTTTATTAGATTCGCTAATCAAAAATAACTTTATTATGAGTACCTATTTAGATAGTTTTAAGGGTTTTAACATGTTTTCAAAGCAAATGATTGTATATGCGCTTATTACTTGTGCATTTTGGACTGTGCCATTTTGTTTATTTAAGCCTGAATTTTTTAAGTTTCCAATTTACGTGCAAATAGCAGTTATCTTTTCATTAAGTTCTGCTTGGTATGTTTTGACTATGCTTTCTATAATTCGATATTTATATGAACTTAATGACTATCCAATGTCAATAACTATATTGACGGGTGTTTCAGCGTTTCTTTTATGTGTAGCAATACTAATTAGTTACTATTATTCTAGTAGTTTTACTTTTTTCTTAAGAGTTGCTTTTTTGTGGGTAATGGTGCCAGTCTTTTTGTGGCAATTTGTTCGCATGTTTAGAACAGAATGGAGGCGAGTAAGAGGTACACAAGTAACGCAACCTTAAAAGTTTTTTGATTCAGTGCTTTGAAATTCTTTTTTTAATTCACCAAATTTTCAGCTTTTTATCCCACTAAATTAATGGGATAGTAAAAATTCATCTTCAACGATACCAAATTCAACTACTTACATTTTAGTGAGTGGTTTTTTTTGGCTCGTTTCTGTATCAACTTAGGGTGTGGGTTAAGCACACTTTGGGAACACCAGTAAAACCAAGCGTTGATATAGAACAATAATAAAATAAATGCATTGCGTTTAGGGTAAACCCTAACACGATATAAATAAAATTTATACCTTTGCATTAATGAAACCGTTAAACAATACGTTATGACAGAAAAACAACCAGCCAAGTATATACGCATTAGCGACAGAAAGCAGAAGACCGAACGCCAGCAGAATACAACCGATAAGCTTTACATTGATATAATCAGCGGTAAAACCAAGTTTGCCGACCGACCAGCAGCACAGCAGCTAATGCAAGACATTGAAGCGGGGCTTATATCTCAGGTCTCGACGCATGAGGTGAGCCGCTTTGGTAGGTCGCTGAAAGACGTTATTGACACCGTTACGTACATGCAGGATAAGGGCGTTAACATACACATTGCTAACATCAATATGCATAGTATTATCGACGGCAAGCCAAACCCGATATTTAACATGATAGTTTCAATACTGGCTAACATATCGGTGCAGGAGTTGGAGACCTTACGAGAACGTCAAGCCGAGGGCATTCGCTTAGCTATGCTTAACCCTGATAAGAAGTACAAAGGGCGTGTAGCAGGTAGCAAGATAACACCTGAGGAACGGTGCGCTAATAACCAACCAATCGTTAAGCTATTGAAGAGCAACGCCAAGGGCAAGACCAGCCTATCAATGAGACAGATTGCAGCTATTACCAACAAGAACCTATCAACGGTGCAGCGAGTATCTAACGACTTTAAAGCAATGGGTGGGGGTCAGTTCTTTTATAACCCCGTGGCTGATATGTTCGCACCACCTAGCGAGCCAGCAGTTAAACGATAACCACAGCAACAATACATAACGCCACGATGAAATTATAAGCTCTTAAACGGGCTTATTTTTTTGCCTGATTTTCGGTGTTTTGGGGCTTTCTGAACTGAGACACACCTTACACTCACCAAGCACCAAAAACTGAAAAAAAGGTCTAGGCAAGAAAAAACCCCTTAGCAATACCAAGGGGTTATCAATTAATTCACTTACTTGGGACACCTCCCAAATAAATCACTAAAACATTAACGGGGTCACTACACCCTGAAAACATCGGGGCAAAGATATATTTATTTCTGAGACTACCAAAAAACGAAAACCCTATCACAATGGTAATAGGGCTTTGTTATAAAATAATAATATGTGACTTCAATAGCTTAACAAAAAATAACATAAAAAAATATGAGCGTTAAGTTATTAATTCAATTATAGTATTTATACATAATAAGTCAAGAGGAAATAAATAAAATAAAATAGTATATTAGCTTCTTACCAAAATTATAAATTAATACCTTAAAAATGAGAGCGGAAATACTTAAAACTCTAGTGCAGGCGAAAGAAATGTATGCAACAATTACAAACGAATACGGCAACGTATTACCTGAGAACATTTTAAATAGTGCTCATGCTACAATAGATTCTAACATACCGAAGTTTGTAAATAACTTTTTGCATGTTTTAAATGACGCTGTAAAACAAAATATCTATTCTGAGAATAATAATATAGATGAAGCTATCGAGGTTTTTAGTAATCCTGATTTAGATGTTTCAATTCAAAGTGCCATTAATAGCAAAACTTATTTAGCCACGGACGGTGCAAGAACATTTAATACAACACAAATTTTAGAACAATGTGTTGACGGTGTTCATTCGGGGTTGGTTTCATTAAGCTCAACATTAATGGCTGGTAGAATAACAAAGCGATAATAAAATTTTACATTTTAATAAAAGCGAAAGCCCCTATTAAGGGGCTTTGTTGTATATACCAGTTTCTAATGCTGATTCTAATTTCTTTATGTGGTCACGGTATTCTTGGATTGCTTCGGGGTCTTGGTCTTTTTCGTCAAGCTTCAATTCGTTTTGCAGGACTTGGATTGTTTCAGTTAAAGCGGCTTCGATTCTGATTCTTATTTCGGGTGTTACGGGAATATTTACCATTGTGATTTTTAGTGTTTAGATTAAGCCCCTTGCGGGGCGTTTGGTGTTTATGCTTTGATTGTAAAAGGTTTGTCCCAGTCTCCAACCTTAAGAGTTATGTAATGTCCCACGTCGTGGTAGTCGGTCATTAAGTCGCTATTGTTGTAATTGTCTTGGTTAAGAACGCCAGCCACTTTTTTAAGTACCTCTTGGATAGCTGGAAAATCTTTGTAATGAGATTCTAACCAAAAGTGGTTAACGCTTTCGTATTCTTTGTTTGCGTCTTGTCTCAACTCGATTGGTGCTTGTAGTATGCAGCATCTTACCGATGAATAGTGTTCACGTGTTACTGAGAATTTCCAACCCTGTTTTAGTGGGTAAAGTTGTTTTAATTGGTTTCTCATTTCTTTAACTGCTTCTGTAGTGATGTAAGCCAT